TTAAGTGCTTCCTCCATAGCAGCTAAACGACAATCCATTGAACGCTTAGCAAACTCATCAGGAGTGATACGACTGGACACATCAGCTGTTTTCTTGTTCATATATAGTATGGACGACTCTACACTTTATACCATTTTGTATTATTGTCGCTCATGTCGGAGGACATACGATGGTCACGCTCAGTGTTGCTTCGAGATGGATCACACCAAAGTTAAAATCCCAGTAAACACTAAATGATACCACTTATCATAGCTGGTGCCCTCACTGGTGCCCTCGCATACACCTACATGGGACAGAACCTCATTTCCGCATCCGAAGCTAAGCGCCTCATCAAGAAGGGGAGGATAAAGAAGGTCATCGATGTTCGCACAATCACAGAATATCGTCTAGGACACTACCCCAAAGCACTTCACATCCCCGTCGATAAGATTAGCGAGAAGACCACCACAGAACTCCCTAAGAAGGGCTTACTCGTCTACTGCAACACTGGGCAACGAGCCAGATTTGCGGCAGAGAAATTGGAGGAACTTGGATTTGGGGATGTCTACTATATCGCTGGACCCTACACTGGTTTACTTTAACTTTACCCCTAGGACCCTCCTCAACTTCTGAAGGATGGCAGGGTCTGGAATGGCTCGTCCCGATTCGTACGCACCTATAATACTCACATTCACACCCACCGCGATTGCTAAATCTTTTTGTGTTTTGAAACCTTTAGCAATACGCCCTTGTTGAATCATCTTTGCCATGGAGAGTGGTACCTTCTTGTGTGTCCCCAGCTCCTCATCCTCCAACTTCTGCTCCTTGGTGCGCTCATGGTGCTTGGGAGGTGGTCGCTGATTAACAGGGGCAGCTTTTCCATGGATAATGATCGGAGTCCAGTCCTGATGACTCATCTGTCTAGATAGTACGTTTTGTTTTTAAGATTCTTTCCAAACGTTCTTTTTCTTTCCTCATGAAGAGTGTCAACTGAACAACTTTACCACTGAGTGTCACTCGTCCGTGCTGCCTGAGGGAAGAAACATTGTCGACTCGTACCAGGTCTACCCAAGACATCTTAGAGTCCGGTGTCTTACTATGATGTATCGCCAGCACTGCTGCATCCCTCTTCACATCCCCAGGAAGTTCCTCTCCCTCGTAACACACAACCACATGTGCACCTGGGTATCCACTTGTGTGCATCCACCAGTACCTGGGATCGCTGGTGTTCGTGAGTTGGTCATTCTCTTTCGCATTCTGTCCCACTCGAACAGGTATATTACCTGATGCGGTGTATTCTAACATGATTAGTATTACATTTTCTTTTTTATGTTCGCAGTGGTCGATACGTCAAATGTAATATCTTCTAGTTTTGATTCAGGTATTTTATACTGCTCAAACACCAAACTGATACGTTTACTTTTTGGATTTTTACAATATATGGGTTCTACACAATGTAGCGCATCCCCACGAAATACAAATTTTCTTCCCAATTTTGGTTTATATCGTCTTATTTTAGATGAATCGACACTGCCATATTTAGATAAACGCAAATGACCACCTTCATATGTATCAGGCAATTCGATATAGATGACAGTCACTGCTACTGGTAAATAATTACGACCCTCGTTAGTTTTAGTTTGATCTTCCAGCGACATGTCATAATGAAAATCTACGGATCGCTCTAATGTATCACTCGAAGGTTCTATCACTACGGGGTTGAATATATACGCGTTCGTACCAGGTATCTGAACCTGTTTAAACACTTCGTATATAGGTTTGAAGGTATCAGCAAATTTTTGTTCGTGTCGAGATGAGAACGTTACTACAAACCCTTTCGTTTTTTCAAATCCATCTAATGTAGATTTACCGAAATATTCATGTTTCAATACATAGTTTGACAATTCTTTACAACGATCGGATGTATAAAAGTCATCATGTATCTGAATAAATGGATATTCTGGATCATGACACCGTTCCGATTGCGCGTAAACAGAAATGTCAAACACATATTCTTCTATTACCCAGTGTAATACAAGTAAAAGTATGAACAGAAGTAATGCATCCATGTGTTATAAACACAAATTTAATATTATGATAAAACATAAATGCACGTCGTATTGAGACCCAGTCCATCGGTCAGTCATAAGTATAGAGTGATTCTCCCAACCAAGAGAGCCATAGATTTTGGTAAAAAGGGTGTTGAGCATTATCCCGATCATGGGAACGCTCGTCTCATGCGTGCACATCTTATTAGGAAGGGAGCTATCATTCCTAAGGAGTTGCGGATAGAGACGAATCCATACGAGATACACCGGGGTATGCTTGGTATCGATAAAAGTGAAGAAGAGGATTGGGAAGATTATTTCAGAGCAGAATACTGGGAACGTTGGATACTGTGGTCATACCCAGATGTCAACAAAGCTAAACTCTATATGACCATGACGAAAGGTGTCCTCTTCATGCCACACCCCGAAGACTTTTGGTTTTCTAATTGCCGGTAGACCCGAACCCACCAGAACCCCTCTCCGTATCCTCGACGATGTTAATCTCTTCGATAGGTGGTGTCTCACATCTCTCGAGGACAAGTTGCGCGATACGATCACCCTTCTTAATTTCAAAGTCCTTGTCCCCATGATTGAAGAGAACGACTTTGACCTCCCCTGTATAGTCTGGATCAATAACACCGGCACCGACATTGATACAATGCTTCACAGCTAGTCCAGACCGGGGGGCAACACGACCATACACACCTGGTGGGAGTACAACTGTAATACCAGTACCTACGAGTGCTCTTCCAGCCTGGCACGGTACAACGGTATCTTCGGTGCTGTATAGATCATATCCCACAGCACCATCAGAACCACGAGTAGGCACAATAGCATCATAACACAACTTCTTTACTCCAAGGGACATCTATTTATATTAGTTCTCAAATCCTTAAGTCTTATTTGGCGTACTTCTTTTTCTCGTCATCCGAGAGTGCACGCCACATTTCACCGAGCTTAGAGCCAATCTCGGTGAAGGTTAGGTCAGGGAAATCCTTGACAACCTTGGGACGCATCTTCTTGACGAAGTTCATGTAGGCGTTGGGTTTGCGCTTGGGCTTGGTCTTGTCAGTCATTATACTATTACTTAGATTTTATTCTTTAACGCTGGATTTCGTTTCGTGTATGTAAGAGCACAAATCCCACAACTGAAAATGTTTATGAAAATCTGAAGTGGATACACAGACATTTTCACGAGTAATGAATGATCCGAGTATACATAAAAAATAAACAAAGTGAAAAATGTTTCGTAAAATACCCTAATCAATAAATTTGAAACATGATAGAGTAAATCAACCACCTCATGAATAGGTGTCGAACGAGGAAGAAGGCGGCGAAGCGTCAATAGACTCGTGTCTATTTCAACCAGACCCCCTAAACTTATGATGAATGCTTCTTCCGGGTACACAAGTGCCCTCGTCAAAGCCAATAGACATACGATGTGATGACATACGATTAGATCCCTGTATGAATGTGGGTTGAAATAGTTCCATACGAGATCGATTCCCATGTACATGAAGAGTGCATGTGTTAAAAATAATGGGTACACGACGTACCCAAAAAAGACTTCAGCCACACACATGACTGAAAATGGGGCTAAAAATGTTAATGAAGCCACATCATGAATAAGAATGGAACGGTCCTTATTCATCCTGTGTTAAGATGACATATTAATCACGTGAAATAATAAATGGAAAAACTGGTTTATTTCGCTCCTCCAATTGTCGACGAGACATTGAAATTTCTTCTATAGGTCTTACCATTAACGCATTTGTTGCAATATATTTAATACCTTTTTCGAGAGTTTTTCCACGATGAAAATAAGTCCATGTACAGGGAAAAAATATAATTTTTCCCGCCTTTGGTTGTATAATTTTTCCACAACTAAACTCAGTAGTTCCACCCGAATCTTCTTCAACATCGTTCAAGTAAATTAGGTAAGTAAATAGTTTCCAACAAGGAGGGTAGGTGTGATCATGATGCCAATTATAGTACTGACCAGGTTCAGTTCTTTGAATTTGTGGAGGATGTATATGACTATTCATTAGATCTACAGACATAAGTTTCTTTACTTCATCGTCAACATTCATTTTTAATAGAAAAGTTTCGTATTTTTTCATAGCTTTTCGTATCATAACACGAAAATACTTTTCTTCCACTGCCCATTCGGGTTCGTCATATATTCTTAAATCTGTACTTCTCTTGAGGTTATTAAGCCCTGAATCGGTAACTCCAATAAATTTCAAATCACTTTTTTCAAACTTTTCTATAACACGATTACAAAAACTGACTGGAAAGACATCTTCACATTCGTATATGAATTCCATATGTTATTATATGTATATATTCCTTAATTATGTAAATTTTTAAACATGGGTCTCATATTTAAAAATGCACTCAAAGGGTTTCGAACCCCTGACCTCAAGCTTACTAAGCTTGCGCTCTACCACTGAGCTATGAGTGCGATATGCTGAGAGCGGGGTTCGAACCCGCGCGTGCGTAGCACAAACGATCTTAAGTCGTCCTCCTTAGACCACTCGGACATCTCAGCACCATTGCCTCCCACGCTATTCTATTAACCCATCAAATCTTTAAGCACTTCGGTGGTGGTTCGAAGGCTGTCTTTTCCTCAAGTTCCTTGCGTTGCTTCAACTTTTTGATATCCGCACCTTGACAGTCATGTTTTGGTAGATGAATACAGCTGGGACAGAAACTCCCTTCGCAGTACTGACAGTCGATGGGAACACCACACTTCTTGCGACACCTTTGGCACGGCATTTACTATAAGTGGGATAAAGATTTTAAGTGACTTTTGTGTAGAATGTCTCTCACTTACGCGTTCACCAAGCCAGTTGTCCCCACCGAGTACACCCGCCTTAAAACAACCCTGAAGAAGTCTACAGCTGGATATGGTACCGCTTTGAGTGCCTCATACTTCATTACACAAGGTGCCGACCAAGGTGTATCCGCTATGCTAGGTGCCACCGCATCATATGCGTATGTGACCCTACTTTCGGATAGGGTGGACAAGTTTGAAAAATCGGCATTTCAGAAGGAGTTTTTAGCACCTCTCGGTGCCGCTGCTTTTGAAGTGTCGTGGAATAACGCACCTTTCGCGTTTGACTTTGATTATGGAGCTACTTTCGTGGGGTTCCTCGCTTACAAGTTTGCTCTCTCGACCGTGTTGTACCAAACCGTGAGGGAGATGATGATTGGGGATAGTGAAACCTTCTATGATACCGAGGAGAAGGTTTACAACGATCTCTCTGATTGGGGTGAGCAACACGGAGAAGTGAATATCACAGTTGAAGAAGACATTTACACCACTGAAGACTCGATAACACACGATAAATTGGATGAAGATGGTGAAAATTACCCTATTTGACTAACAAATTGGAATACAGTGAGATAAATATTGATGTTATTTTTGTTATGACTATATAATGAAATATACTTTGATCTGTATCGCAATAGTGATCATCGTGTGGTATTTTTTCTTCAAGAAGCGACATACATTTTGGGATCGTCAACCTGTATCCCGTGGTAACATGAGACACGAGGGTTTCGTATCAGATACGATCCCTCCACCACTTACTGTAAAAGCACCTAATGAACTTATCACTGTAGACCCAAAGGATACGACTTTACGTAGATTTTTACCTGGATTCTTGAATAGACACTATGTAGATGAATATATATACGATCAAAAGTACGTTTCATGGGTACTGGATTTTCCACATTTGACGAGTAATAATATGACAACTATACAGAATAATGGTGAGACGATAGGTACTATTTTATCAAAACCATATACTATTAAATTGAACAACGCTACTCTCTGTAGTAACTACGTGGATAAATTATCTGTTCATGAGAAACATAGGAATAATAAACATGCACCGACTTTAATTTCGAACATGTTAAAAAATTCGTGTGATGAGAGTTATAAAACGTGCATTTTCAAAAAAGAAAATAACGCTTTACCATTTAATTATGTATGTAAATCCAATTATTGTCGCTACGTCATTACCAAACAACTCAAAGTTGACCCCTCTTATACACTCACACCATCCACGAGTGATGATTTCGAGTATATACAAAATCTATATGAAAAAGAATCAATCGGGTATAAATGTTACCCCATATTTGATAAACAACAACTTGACTATGTATTCACTACTACAGACGGTGTATATGAATCATTGCTTGTGAAGGTTGGAGACACTCCTAAAGGTGTCATCACCTACTCAATCAATTTTGTTGAAAATAAACACACTAAACGAGCTGAAATCACATTATTCATGTGTGAAGATGTTAATAGTGTCGAAGTTATCAAAACACTGATCAATAGATGTCATAAACTCGGAATCAGCGAACTCATGTGTGTCAATATGGCTAAAAATGGAGACTTTATTCATACATTGAAATTTACCACAGAAATGCCAGTGTACTTTCAAATGTACAACTATAACCTGAAAACCCCCCTCCAGCCACACGACATGTTATTCAATTTCGTATAAAGACCTTAGCGAAGACGACGAAGTTCCCGAGCAATACGCATCACTGCACGAGGAGACGCTTGGTTGATCATCTTTTGGGAATCCGAATTCATATAAGAAACACGTTTATTTACCATATTCTTAATGTTAGCCCTGGCGCGCGCAACGGCGGCTGGGTTGGGGGCGCGTGGCTTGGGCTTGGGCTTGGGTGACTTTTCATTCAGTTCCCGAAGTTTCTTGATGTTGGCATTCGTGGTCACCATATTCTTCATAAAACTGGTCACAATCTTTTTGTCAATCGCAGCCTTCCGGGAAGGGGACACCTTCTTCCTGGCAGCAGCACGCTTCTTAGCAGCCTGGGGGTAGAGCTTCGCGAGAGGAATGTTGTTCGAGTTCTTTACACGCGACTTCATGGCGCTACAAAGATCCTTGACAGTCTTCTTCTCCGTGTTGATGCCATACTTCTTGGCAACCTTCACCACCTCATCCTTCTTGTAGAGACGGCATTTTTTCGCACCGATTTTGAGATCACCCGCCTTGTCTACGGAAATGTTCATTGTTTAGTATTAGTCGAGAAATTTATTGGTTTTTATTAAAGGGGTTGATATCTACTCTCACGTCTCACGAGAAAACCCAAATGGATCTAATTCATCTCACCAGTCTGGAGGAACTTGTCGATCCTTATCGCAATAGACTTTCCAATACCCTTCAACTTCTTGGGACCCTTCGCCAATTCCTCACCACTCGTCACCTCAAATTCGAGGTCGCGGATAATCTCGGCAGCGTTCCTGTACGCACGAATCTTGAAAGGGTCTTCAAGATCGTCGGCATAATCGTCAAGAGCCCGCGCGACTTCCTCATTGGTGGAGGTACCCTTCTTAAACTTCTCGAGCTTCTCCACCTTACCAGTCTCGAGGAACTCGTCGATGATCTTAGCCGCACTCTTACCAATACCATTCACCTTCTTGGGACCCTTGGAAAGTTCCTGACCACTCGTCACTTTGTATGAGAGAGCGTGGAGTGCATCACCGATCGTGCGATAGGCATTCCTTTTGTGAGTGTCTTCCTCGAAGGATGCGAGCTTGTCGAAAATGTCCACAAGTTCGTGGTTGTAAGAGACGAAAAACTCAGACTCAGACTCTTCGTCGGTCTCGTCGTCGGTCTCATCATCGGAATCTTCAATAATCTGACCCTCATTCGAAGCAACGGATTCAGAGTCATCAAAGTATTCATCGAGAAACTGGTCAACCTTGGAGGCAATACCCTTCCCGATACCCTTAATCTCGAGGAGGCTCTCACCATTCTGAACTTCAAAGTCGAGGGTGGTGATGATGTCTGCAGCGCTGTTGTACGCCGCAGCCTTGAAAAAGTCAGAGGTCATCTCACCGAGTTCCTTGAGGTGTTCGGCAATCTCCTTGTTTAAGGTGTGCGTCTTGGTTCGAGCGGTCGTCTCGAAGAGGGAAGGCTTTTCAGCCTCGTTGAGGACGGATCCAACCCTCTGAATTGATTCATCGAGAAGCTTCGAATTGAGTTTCTCAAGAGTGGCAACTCGCTCTTCTTCGGACTTTCGGTAGAGTTCCTTAAGCTGTTCAATCTTGGTTCGAGACTCTTCGTTGAGCTTCTCGAGCTTCTGGATGTATTCGAAGATAGTAGTAGAGTTCATGTTTGTTGTTGGTTGTGTGAATAATCAACTTATGCGCGCTTACTTAGGTTTTATTTTTCCATCTTCAAATACAAATGATGCGTTTGATTCAACCAGTTGTACCGACAAGACCCATGGTCATGAAAATCCAGGGATCGAAACGAACTATAACCACAGTCAAAATACCCAATAATCAAGGTACGTATCGTTTACGATACAAACATTCTGTCGTGCTACTGAATGTAGTGTTCGCCATGGCTGTGTTGATTATATCATGTTTTATAAAGGATGAGGCAGAATAAAATGTAATTTAAAGCCATTTGAAGTATATATTCTAATGTTTACTTTACGACCAACCTTATCACGTCCCAATGTTCGTGTAAGGGCGAAGGAAAATAATTTCATTTCAACTTCAGACGCACCCGGTGAGGGAAATAAGCGGTTCCCGTCAATGGATCAGGGTTCCGAAGAACCTGTTACGAAGGAGGTGAACCCCATCAAGAAGTTCATCATGAAAGTTTTCAAGATCAAGGAAATTGATCACGAAAAGTTCCGAAAGGAGAGTACATGGGCGATTAAGCCACGGTCTCGACCTCGAGAATAAATTTTTTGTCGAACTTACCCAGACGAATCTTACCCTCTTCAACGAGGCGCTTGATCTTCACACCCAATTCACGGTTGTGATCAACTTTAGGTACATCGGGTTGATCAGGCATGAACGCAGCCAATGTAGCGATCTTCTGGTTCATCGTCATGTCTTTATTTTGGAAGAGTTGCTTGATGTGGGAGGGGAGACTATTGAAGTCCATTATATCCTACATGCTCAAATTCTTTAAATTAACCTAAGTCCCGCCTCGACCCAACAAAAAACAAGTCAAATGATCTCCACCGCTCAACCCGGCTACTTCACCTTCAGTCTCAAGGAGATCGACAATGGTCAGGTCGTTCTCACCAAACACCCAGTAATCGCTTTCGAAGTTGTTCCCTTCTACAGTGAGTCTCGATACGAGACCCGCCCCATCACGGCTGCTGACCATACTGGATACGATAGTCATTTCGACCATGACCACAAGCTGACCCTCATGACTCCTCATGGTATGGTCTATGAAGATGGATCCCCTCCATGTAGCCTTGACACGTACCTTGAGGTTCTCAAGTGTCGTTATGGTGAGCGTCTGTATCTTCATGTGAGTATTTAGAAACTTAGTAACACGTATTTTGTAATGATATGTAGTAACGTACTATTTGGTCAAGAAGTATCATCCTATAATTTTAGTCAAGATAAAGAATAAGTATGATTAACGTATAGATGTACGGTCGCCGAAAAGCAAAACCAATTGGATTTTCTAGTCGTGATGATCCTAGAAGGTTAGTTATTCGTCGGGAAGAGTCCAATCCACTACCACCCGAACTCATAACAGTTGGTGTACACTATATCGTTGACCTAGATAATGTAGAAAAAGATTTGGTTACGGATAATGATAAACTAACCCAGATTTGTGATCAGTCATTAGAAAATGGGGAAGCGACTATATTAGATAAGATGATACATCACTTTGAACCCCATGGATTAACCTTATTGTACTTGCTCGCAGAAAGTCACTTTTCAATGCATACCTGGCCTGAACACCAAAAAATTCGTATAGACTTCTTCACATGTGAACAAAATGAAAGTAAATGTATTTCTGTGATAGATCATTTAAAAAGTGAGTTTGAATCCACAACTATGAAAATCAATATACTAAGGCGTTAATTTTCGTGTTATAAATTGTCATAACATATAAGATGAAGACTGTATTTCTTGTTTTACTTATAATCTCAGTAGGTCTATTTATCTACAGGAATAAATCTAGATCAACTATTGATACATGGGGATTAGAAATATTACACCACCTCGAAAGTCCATATCAAACTATTGACTTAGCAAAAGATAAAAAGACAAATCACATTGCCATGTTTTTAAATGGTACAATACAAAATCACACTAAAGAGTTCAATAAATCACATTACGCAATGGTTGATATACCAATTAAACTGTTAAACACTCCCTTGAAAAATATCCTTATTTTGGGGGGAGGTGATGGATATCCAGCTATGCGAGCTCTAAAACAAAAAGATGTGTACATCAAGAATGTTGAAATTGATCATGTGTTGATTGACTTTGTAAAAACGAATCCAATTATGCGAAAATATACACAAGATGCGTTCAATGACCCGAGACTGGATTTATCGGCTATGGATGCTTATAAGTATATCTATACAGAAAAACGGAAGTTTGACATAATTGTGTATGACATAGCTAGAACCACGACAAATAATACAGTTACAGACTTTGCGCCATATGATGATTATGTAGTGGAAAATTTACTTAGTGATGGAGGTGTATTAAATTACACTATGGATCTATATGGTAATATCCCTGAATTTTCGGATCTATTTATAAAATACTGTAAATTGAACAAGAAAAGTAATAAGAAACACTTGGTACTCCTTCTTCAAAGCAAGGAAGATTTCGATCGTTTCAGTCCCTCGTGTCCGGTGGGTATAAAAAAGTTAAAGGAAAAGTATCCGATGAGTGAAATTGGTATCATGATGTACAATTTGAAATCTTCGTGTGGATTCTATCACTATAATGAAGAATTATACTTTTACATTTCTAAACAACCATTCAATAAAACAAATGAAGATATAGAATTTTATCCATTTCACAATCTTACCAGTGGTATTCCGTAATCCAACTCTTCCACAACTGGGTCATTCCTATAATCTAATTTGTAATAGATCTTTTTGATTCCACTACTCGCTAGAGCCTTGTAGCAGTTAAGGCATGGATAATGTGTCACGTACGCCACACAATCATCGATGGAGGCACCCCTCTTCGCCGCATCCGTGATTGCGTTAATCTCTGCATGAATCGTCGCTTGTTCGTGTCCATCCCTTACAATGGACTTGTGTTCGCATCCGCCTAGAAATCCATTATAGCCCATACTGATGAGCCTATTGTTCTTCACGAGGACACACCCCACCTTCAGTCGATTACACGGAGACCGAACAGAGGCGAGATCTGCGACGTTTATAAAGTATTCATCCCACGTAATGCGATCAGTCATTATTTTTATATTGATGGAAATCTTTATTTTCTTTGCTTAATAATATATGAACAATAGACCAGTGCCAGTAAAACTTTTACCGGCGGGTTCAAATCGTACCCAGCTCCTACGAAATATCGGTGAGAACACTGTCAGGTTCAATCGGAGTGATTACATAGAAAGACGGGCGGAATAGATGGCGGAGGCAGGTCAGATGGGACACAGTACGATTACCCTTCTCGCTATTGAGAACGCCTCTGAAGTTGCCAAGACTTATCTTCATGCTACAGGTATGTTCGAGAAAATCATGAAAGATATCATCGGAACCCGTGAAAATATGACTTATCAAGTCAGTTCCAGTAAGAACAACCTCAATATACAGAGAAAGTCTGGGGCCCAAGAGAACTTCGTCTTAGTTGAACAAAAGTTTGGTAATGGAACGGGGCACTACGGTCTCATTCACTTAAAGCATAAAAACGGTCAGGTGAATGTATACGATTCTATGTATGATTCGGATTTATCTAATTTTGTAAATGTCGCGGGAAAATGGGCACCACAGGCTCGCTCTTGGAATTCTCCTAAAGTAAGGTCTATCCTTGGATGTAAAGCAAAAGTCACCGATGGCAGGAGATTACAGGTACAACCAACGGGTGGTTTTGTAGCCTCCAATTATAACAACTTTTTGAACGCAAATCGTAATGGTTATGGAATACGGATTAAAAGGGAATATGGCGAAACAGTCGCAAGGGGGGCATTCAGGCTTCAACAATATGACGAAATGTCCCAGCACCATTTCTGTTATATGGAATCTATTTACGCTATGATGTTAGCGGTTGGTCTGACGAATAATCCCGGACCCAATGATCCTCGTAAACGTCTTGCTTTCATTAAGAAGTTTATTTGGGGTATGATTCATAAGTACACACCTAAAACTAAACGCAGGACCGCGAAATGGAAGTATTTTTCAAAAACCTTCCCGTATATCTTGACCACTCAATCAAAGACTGGAAAGTCTCTTAGATTATGGAGAGGGGAGGCGCAACTCCCCGATAATGATGGGGAGTTCAACACCAAGCTAGTGAGTATGAGTTGGAAAGGGTACGATAAAATTGATCCATCATGGTCCCTTGAAGATGTTCTTGCGTGGGTACACACTGGTAGATCACCGCGAGGTAACCGTAACGCCAACTCGAACAATAACAATAACAGAAATACAAAACGTCCCAGAAACAATAACAATGGGGTAAATGCTAAGCGTGTAAAAACTACGCCTAAGTAAACTCAAAACCTTGTAATTTTTAAGAAAAACAAACAAACATGTCCGCAATTGCCGGCAAAAGAGATTTTCTTTGTGAAGTCGCGGGTGGCATCGAGGTCTTCATGAACTGTACATGTTTATCAGATGAGATTCACGCCGGTCAAGATGACGATATTGAGGTATACATCAAGAACAACATCCTCGACGGATCATCATTCTGTTGCGAAAAGTTTTGCAAAGCCATGCAGACCATCGATGACAAGACCCTCAGAGATCTACTCTACTATTTTGAGGATAGAGACATGAGCATGGTTGAAGTCTACAACGAGAGCTGTCTGGGACTGGATGACCTCCCCCAAGAACTCACGGACATCGCAGAAGCTATACTTGACCAAGATATCATTACCTTTACAGACTTCCTAGAATATTAGATTGTAATGAAACCTAAGTTGTTTAGAGAATCACACTAAATATATGTTAAGATGATTAAAATTGAATTAGTCGAATGTAATGACAACGTCAACGTTTGTTTTCACTATACATTTAACGGAATACAAGATTTCGATGTAAACATAGTTTACAATACTGAGAAACGTCTCGAAATTCTCAAACGCCGTGATCCCGAAGAGTATAGTAGAACGCTATTTGTTGAACAAAATAGGGTTCGTTGGGAGACATTTATCAAGCTCAATTTAAAAAAATCTCGATTGAGATTGTTAAAAGCAGATGTTAAAGTGTGTAAAGATGATCCTATTAAAGAACTAATCAGTATTTGGACAGAGAACGCCGCTAAAATCACGAAATTTTTTTTTAAACTAAAATGTGGAGTTGAACCCTGTATGTGCTGTCGTCAAAAAAAACATCTTACACGAGCACATTTGATACATGATAGACCCGAATTGCTGAAACGAGCAATTTTAGAAGCTCCCGTCCTCGATGACGGACACGAATGTCATATTTCTTCATGTGAGTTCATGTGTAGATATATAGAACTTCATACCAAATTTCCGATTGCCCCATTATGTAAAGAGTGTCATCAATGTATAGACAAGAAGGTTTCAACGTAAATCCTTATCAGCCGTGTAGTACGTCTTCCCCTTAGTGGCGAAACTATGAACCCTCGCGTACCCCCACGCTTGTGGAGAGGCTCCCGGACGATGTCCGGTTCTCCACGCAGCGAGTCCCCTATTATAGACCGTCTTGAGGGTCTTCAAAGGCACACCAGTAGCCTTAGCAATTTCAGGGAGAGATTTGGCTCCTGGATACATCTTTCTAAACTTTTGCGTGTAGGAAGAGGTCTTTGTCTTCTGTCCCTTGTCCGTCTCGAAAAATTTATAATTTTTCCGGAGCATCTTCTTGTAACGGGTCTCGACCTCCTTGAGGGTGGTGAGTCCTCTGAAATATTTGAGGGGTGCGTAGATCCGTCCCTCCTTTTTACGCAGTTCCCCAACCTTCTTGGTGATTTGGGAATCCGTTAGGGTCATCTTACTTTTTCCGGAGATAATTTCTACACATAAATAGATTAGAGTTTTAAGTGAAATATATATTAAGATGGATAAACTTGTAAAAGTAGTGGAACAATTGAGACGTGATGTCCAGAAATTGAAAACTATTTTGACCGGAGATCAAATTATACCAGGTGTGGTATCTAAAGGGTCTATGTGTTCCGTGAATGGTATACAATATGAGAATTTGTGTTATGAAAATATAAAACACAGCCCTAAAATTGTGGAACACGGTGGTGGATCTTCACATAGACCAGATATATCCACACAAGACGGTCATATCGAATGCAAACCAGAAAATTCACCGGATTGGGGGCAGTGTATCCTCAAATGGGAAGATGAACGATGGGTACCGTCGAATGCACTTTTCCAAAAATACATGGATCAAGTTAGATTTAAACCACCACCATTTCTATTCAGGAAGATTCCATATGATGAATGGATTGGTATTAAACATGACTACAAAGATGAATATCTAGATGTAGACGACCGAGAAATTCAGAATTTTTATAGGAATAAGGGTTGTGCATACATACAGGTAAAGGGACGTGGATTGTATCATTTAGGTGAAGACCCACTCAAGTGGGGGGTCCCAGAATTTATTGTAAAGCAGAAGATGCGCATAAGAGTGAAGGTACATTCCAGATCTAATTCACAGTTATCCGTAACGGCAGCTTTTCAACCTTTGGATATTAAAACACTCGAGCCGAGTGAGTACTCCTTAGATGATAGCACACGGCTACCACCTAACCTATGATGACGAGTTCAGATGATTTTTTACTCGCATTCATTCCATAAGACCATTTCACTTCACGGATTTCGTACTTTTTATACAAATCCTTGATGTGATCACAATTGTTATACGTCAATATCCAGTTTTGTCTTTTGTTTAAAACCTCAAAAAGTTTTTCATGATCAAAACTTTCGTGCATGTCTCCATTGTTTCCATATAATTTAGAATTTTCACCGAGATAATATGGTGGATCTAAAAATACAAAACCCTCCTTATCCTTTAAAAAATCATCAAAGTCCATGTTATGAAATTCTATCATGGATAGGTCTAGGTCTTCGATGCGTTTTATCGACGACTCGGTGAATCTTTTTTTAGAAGATTCGGTTGAAAAACCACCCGAAAGAGTGGATCCACTAAACGAACACCTGTTTATGACGAAATAGTGCTGTCCTTGTAAAAACTCGTCTGTTTCTTTCATTATTGATTCTCTCATCGTACTGAATACAGATTTTGATACGATGTTAAGAAGTTTTCGGAGTTCAAGACACAATTCAGCCTTACGTGTCTGCACAGACTTCCAAAATGATATGAGGGGTTTAAACTTATCATTCACTATCAATTTCGAATTGTATTTGGTGTGAAGGAAAAACTCGAAAGAACCCCCACCAAAAAAGGGTGATATTACAGTGGATGTATCAAAACCCTTTTCGCGAATGATGTCGTCTAAAATAGAACACGCTCTCGTTTTCCCACCTGGATACCTGAGCGGTGATTTCATAATGTAAAATACATAATACCTTTTAATTACGTTTGCCGAGATATTTTACAGCCGCACCTATACTAGAGTAGATACATTTTCCAAAACGAACGCGTCCTGTGTTAGGGTTGTAGTACCCCTTGTGACCATTGAAAAAGGCTGTGTGTATATCACCCATTTAAAAAATACAACATTATTTTAATAAATCGGGATGGGTCTTTCGATCATCATGGGGAATATGTTTTCTGGTAAGACATCTGAACTTATTCGGCGACTCAAGAGACTTCGAGTTCTTGAAAAGAGAATTATGGTTGTCAACTCTTCTAAAGATACACGATCCCCTGATGAAGTTCTCAGGACACATGATAATGTCAAGTTCGATTGTTACAAAGTTCACGATCTATATGAACTCGTAGAGAAACCAGAGTTTGAGTACTCCGAGATTGTCGCTATCGATGAGGCGCAGTTTTACCCAAACTTGAAAAAATTCGTCGAAATGTGTATGGATATGGGAAAGGATGTCATCGTGGCTGGGCTTGATGGTGACGCGTTTCAAAGGAAATGGGGTGAACTTCTCGAATGTATCCCGATTGCGTCAGAGGTCACAAAGTTATCGGCACTCTGTAAGTATTGTAGACATGAAACCCCCGGTCCTTTCACGAAGAGGATCGTAAAGAATACGGAACTCGAACTTATTGGTGGGAGTGATATGTACGTCGCAGTGTGCCGGAAACATCTATAATTTGAAGATCTTGTCGGATATATTTCGCGCACCTCTCCTGAACCAACCTAACATAGACACAGAATCGTCTTCGTATAAAGGAATGATCAGAGAAATTCGAACACATCCATCATTCTGTCTGGAAACTGAATGCTTTACTTCACTCCCATTGTACACAACACCTTTACCTACGCGACTCTCGTTAACTCTGACTCTTTCGTATCGATCCTTTGTCATGAGATGAGACGCATTACAATCACTGATGTACACATTGCATACGTACGTCTTTCGTAATCCGTTCGTGAAGTTGTTATCAAAATGCCAGTCGATGTAATGACCTTTCTTGTTATACAGACGCAAAAACCAACAGTATTGCTCTCTTTCACAATTGGCTGGTTTCAATCCACCCGCATCTATTTTAGAAACATACTCCTCTATGATATTATACACTTGTGGTAGCTTCTCTTTCACTGTACTTCTCACAAGTTTATAACCCTCGACCGGACCAGCACTTGTTTTATTGCCATGTTCCTGTATGAGTTTAATGATGTCATTCACATATGGATTCAAGTTATTAGAAATTGTAGAACAATCAACTTGTTCAAATTTTCCATTCTGAGCTGGCTTAAGATATCCATTCCATAAATTCAACATGAATGGTATCAGAATTATGAACACTATGATTAATGATGTTCTAATCTTCATACAGTAGATTGTTATTTTTTTTATTCTAAAATCTATTGACATCGATGATGAGAACAACTCTTTTATTGTTTCCAGTCTTCACGACTTCATGATATCTTGAGTGATCAAATATGAAATCCTCGCCTTCGAAGTGTACATGAGGTCCATTCTCTGTATATAGGGTACAGTCACCATCACCAATTATCGTTATGTGGTATCTCAGTAAATGATTGGTCTCAGCCCTATGAGGTGGTATAGTCATAGGACCATCCATGACTGCGAACGCACACGTCCATTTATAAATACTAGGTATCTGGTCAGTTAAACTTTTCAGTAGAGGGAAATCTTCACCCTTGTAATAGTAATATTTTTCATTCTTTTCAAACCATGGATCCAAATCATGATAATAGTGTTTGTCGATTTTTTTTGAAACCTCTTCAAATTCTTTTTGTAATTTTTTGAAGTGTGTTTTCACCAACCATAACCCTTTGAAGTTCCAGGTGGAATACTCTTTCGAATATAATAACACATCTATGAATGTGTTTCTTATTCCGATCATCGGACGTTTCCAGCTACTGAAATATAATTTATCAATCGGTGCTTTCATGTAATCATGTACCACCATCATTACAGGGATCAACAACAGATTCCACATTATTTTCTCCGCACATAATAAATGCCAGGTTATACCCCCAAAACTTCGGGTTATGCTCCCGCTCCCACCACAGAGACCAAGGATCTCAAGGAACGTTTTACCATGCCCGCCATCCCTCAGCTCACTATCATACAGATGATCCTCGCTGCGGTGATTATCTTTTATGCGTACACCGCGCGAAAGGTTAAGGGGGTTGTCGTTGGAACCCTCGCTCTGACCATCGGTCTCCTCCACATGTACGACCACCTTTACCGTGTCCAGCGCGGTCCCGAGAAGCTCTTCTTCCTCCCAGGTGAGGAAAAGAAGGAGGGTTATTGCGCCACTGGTGCCTGTGGTATGTAAATTATATTTGTGAATAATAAGTATGCGCGTCAAGATCGTTCGCAGCCCTGATCCGAAAAAGAAGTTCAGGGCAATATTAGAAAATGGTAAAACTGTTGATTTTGGTGCAAGAGGGTACTCAGACTACACCAAACACAAAACACCTTCACGGATGCGATCGTACGTACTCAGACATGGTGGTCAGATACCTAAACGAATCATAGCGGAGAGAGATCCCAGAAAAATTCAAAACATGATGCTAAGTGTTGATAAGAGTGACAAGGAAAATTGGAAAATGAGTGGTATCAACGGGGCTGGTTTTTGGTCACGTTGGTATCTCTGGAGTTTTCCCGATGTGAATGATGTTAAAACATTCATGAAGAAACGGTTTGGTTTAGTTCTCGTTTGAGGGCTTCAAATTTATTAAAAAAAGTAGTCATCGTCTCGAGGCGTTCGTAGAGTTCATTACCCAAATAGTTCTCTACGAATTCTTCTGTGAATTCATTGGTATTTGTATACTCCTTTAATATTTCGTATGCATCATCCATATTGGTTCCATCCCATCCTTCTAAAACTCTCTTTACGTCCTCAAGCTGCATTACTCATTTGAATGCTATTTTTTTAAGCGTTGTTGGGCATCTGCTGACGAGCCTTCTCAATCGCGTTAGTCGCCAACTTGACAGCAAGGTCGCGGAGCTTCTTCGCGTTGTTGTTCAGGTTGTTGGCGGGCTTCGCGTTGTTGTTGGGCTTCGCGTTGTTGTTGGGCTTCGCGTTGTTGTTGGGCTTCGCGTTGTTGTTGGGCTTCGCGTTGTGGTTGGGTT